AATCTATAAATTGCGAATATACTATTACTGGACCATTTGAACCCAGTATTGAATCAATAATTGCTTTAATCTTAAAACTATATTTTCCAATATTATTATATTCAAACATATTAGTGACTATAGTTTTTAAGAATTCTGGTTTGAATCTATAATCATACCTAGATTTAGGTGCCTGTGATTCTTGATAAGTCATAATATTATTAATTGCTGATTTGCCAACAATAGTTTTTATGTTAACAAGCATATTTATTTCTTCAATATTTATATTTCGCACTACTTCTACAATATTATTATTATAATAAATCATTTTCTCATTTAAATAATTTTCTAATTTACTATTAGGAAATACAATATTCAAACACTCTAATGGTTTTTGTAATAATGTGTATCCAAAAGATTCCATAGTGTTTAGTTTTTCTTCGTCAAATTTTGATATATTATTTTTTAAAATAATATTATATACAAATTCTTGGTATGGTGATATATTGGCATCATTTACGTATATATCAAATANTGTTAGCGATTCTTTTAGCGGATTTGCATTTATTTTAAATTCNGGATATTTTTTGTTTAAAATACTGTTATTTTTAGCAAAATCTTTTGGTAAAATTCTAAAAGGAAAACTTAATGGATTATCACCTTTTATATAACTTATATATCCGTTTATTTTTCTTGTAAATAGTTCTAATCCAACTTGTGTGCCACTACTATTTACTATAAAACTCCCATCACTAGCAAACACATCTTTTAATTCTATTATTGAGCGTCTATCGTTCAAATTCAATATATTAATCAAAAAAATTATTTCTTTATAATCATTAAACATAGGTGTAGCCGACATAAACAATAATTTCAAATTATCTACATTTTTTACTAATTTTATTAACTCGTTTGATACTAATTTATTACTATTATCTTTAGATTGACGTATATTATGTATTTCATCAATTATAATTAACCTATTACCAAAAAATTTTTGTAATTTATTTTTAATTAATAGTTGCTTTTTTTTCAAATCAAGCGTGCTTAGCGATTGATTCGAAATATTTGATTTCTTTAATATTAAATTAGCAAATTGTGTATATCCTACAAATAAATAATAATTATTTATTATATTTTTGACAATCTTTATTACTTTATCGCGTGATAAGTTTTTTTGTATCATATTAATTTCATCTAGCATATTTTGACCAGCACAATTATTAATGGTCCATAGTCCGTTTTTTTCTTCTAATTTTCGTTCATCAAATAATTGTAGATAAAAATTTTCTTGAACATTTGGCGACGCTACTATTATTATTCGTTCATTATACCCCATAAATTTTAAATATTTTCTCGTTTCTTCAGCAACACCAATTGCCGAGCAAGTTTTACCTGTTCCTAGTCCGTGATATAATAATAACCCATTATATGGAGTATACATTGAAAGGAAATTTTTCAGGAATTTTTGATGTGGTGCTAATTCAAAATCTTTATTGCAAATTTCATTACTTTGTTTTTCAAAATCATCTTCTATTTTAATTATTAATTTATTTTCTTCAAATTCTTGCTTATTGGCTATTTTAATATTTAAAAATTCATCATCCAAATGTGGATATAAATATTTATAGTTACTATTAAAAGAATCATTTAACTCTTTTGCATTCAATAATTCAACAGCATTGTTAAAATATTTATAATCTGTTATAGTATTTAAATCTTTTTCTAATATTTCTAGTTTATTTTTGTCTAATTTGCTATTATCAAATTTATTTATGTTTTCTCTAAATAACGATACTAATTCTTCATTGTTCTTCTTTTTTGTTTTAGTTTGTTTAATGTCTATATTTATTGGTTTTATAAATGATTCTTCGTCTTCGTCTTCTTCTTCGTCTTCGTCTTTGTGATCGTCTTCTTCGTCTTCGTCTTTGTGATCGTCTTCGTCTTCTTTGTCTTCGTCTTCGTCTTCTTTGTCTTCGTCTTCGTCTTCTTTTTCTTCTTCTTTTTCTTCTTCTTTTTCTTCTTCTTTTTCTTCTTCTTCTTCTTCTTCGTCTTCATTTAAAGATATTGGAAGACTAACTATTGTTCCATCATTTAATTCATTCCTACTAATAGTGCTCATTGCTATATATTAAATATATAGTTTATTACTTTTTAATAATTTATTTAAATAAGTTATTATTTTTTTTTTTTTCATAATTATATTCTCTTATATAATTATTAACATCATCTATAGGTATCCATTTTATTTCAGTAATTTCATATATTTGATAATCATTTTTTGGTTGATTATTATCAACAATAATACCGACAAAATATTTATGCTTATATGATTTATAATTAGAACCACTAAAAATTTCTTCATATGGAACTATATTATTAATAATAATAATATCATTTTTTTCATAACCTGTTTCTTCTTCAAATTCTCTTAGTCCGCATACAATATCTTTTTCTTGATAGTTTCGTCGCCCTTTTGGGAATCCCCATTCTGGTTCATCATAATTTTTATCACATAAGTCAATTATAGATTTTAAATTATAACTTTCTAAAATATTTGAATACCCTTGTTTTAAATTTGTAAATTTAATTTTGGAGGTTTTTTCTTCATTTTTATAAGAATTATTTGTATTATAATTCCACAAATATTGCCATATTGTATCAAAATCATTGTTTAATATATAATTTCTTTCATTAGTAGTCATATTATTTAATAAATTTTTTATATAATTTTTATCTTCAATAGAATATTTTCCACGCATAAAATCAACAAATGATAATGTATCTTTACGTTTAATAATTAATAGTTCAACAGAATTTTTATATTTATTTAGAGAAACATCGTAAATTTTTACAATTCTAATAGGAATAATACCTATACTAGTAATAGGTACTTTACATTGATGAAATAAGTGTCCCAATTTACCACAATTATTGCAAAAATGTTGTTTTTTTATATTCATAATTATTGGTTATTGGTTATTGGTTATTATAACTAACAATAATGTTTTTATATAAGTTATTTATTTACTAAACAAAACAAAACAAAACAAAACAAAACAAAAATGAGAAACTTCATATAAAATTCGTATTAAAATTAATATTATAAATTTTAATATGAGAAAATTATAATATGCATAACACAAACCATATATTCAATCCTATTATATGGGGTCCGCATTATTGGTTTGTATTACATACAATTGCCTTATCATATCCAGAACATATAAATGATTGTACCAAAAAAAAATATTATGACTTTATAACAAATCTGCCTTTGTTTTTACCAATTTCTGATATAGGGGGCGTTTTCAGTAAGTTTTTAGATGCTTACCCAGTAACACCATATCTAGATTCAAGAGAATCATTTTCAAAATGGGTCCATTTTATACACAATAAAATAAATATTTATTTAGGTAAGCCTGAACTAACATATTATGATGCTTTAAACAACTATTATGAAAACTATAAATTAAAAGAAGTTAAAAAAAACGATGAGCGCAAAAATAAAGAAAAATATATTTTTGGTGCCTTAATAATTGTTATTGTTCTACTAATAATATATTTATATATTAAATATTAATACTATGAAACTAGAAATAATTATTTTTTTAATAACTGTTTTTGTATTAGCCAACACCTATTTTGAAGGAAAATTAATTAATAAACTCAAACAGTATGAGAAATATTACAAAATGGCGCTATTTGCTTTCATAGGTTTGTGTATTTACTTATTTATAAAGAAAAATCCGGGCAACTATAAAGAACTTGTAACTCATGCCAATAGTTATATAAAATATTTACCTATTGATAGAAATACAGCCAGTTTTATAACTCCTATTATTGATTTAACGTCTAAATCTATAACAAACGAATTAAACAATAATTATAATTTTTCTAATTCTGTTCATAGTCAACAATCCCAAAATTTATTAACTTCAATAAATAATAATCAAAATTATTTATCAAAACAACAACAAAAAATATTATCTTCCGGAAATATATCTACAAAAAGGAGTGTTAGTGAAACTAAAAAAAAATACGTAGCTGCTTCCCAAAATTGGCATTGTAAACATTGTAATAAACAATTACCAGCGTGGTTTGAAGTAGACCATGTTAAAAAATTAGAGTATGGAGGTTCAAATAATATCGATAATTTAGAAGCACTATGCCGAGATTGTCATGGTAAAAAAACTGCCTTTGAAAACTTATAATAAATATACTAATAATAATAATATACTAATAATGTAATATATTATTTATGCCTCCATCACAAACACAAATAGTTTTCTTACAAAAAATAGTAAATAATTATTATTTTCATATAACTGTAGCAGTAGTATTATTAGTACTGGGATTATTTTTTTATTTAAATGATAAATTAAATCTCTTTAAAATTAAAGATACACAATATTCCATACTTTGCTGGTTATTGTTATTAACATTTAGTATATATACTATTATATTTTTTATTAATAAAAATAGGGATAATAATGTTCCTGCTAGTTTAAAAATAGACTATTATTTTTTTAACATGTTTAAGCATATTGGTTTATTGTGTTTTATAATATTAGTTCCAGCATTTATAATTGGTTTTATATTGGATAATTTAAAAAAAACTAATAATTCCGTTTTTAATTCTGTTTTAAGTATATTTGGAATATTAATAATTATTGTAATTTTTGCCGTAATAGCAAAAGTATTTTCAATTCAACAAAGCAATACTGATGATTGTATTAATACAGGTGCTATTAATTTTAAATACATATTATGTGTATTAAAAAATATAATATTCTTTATTCCTTGTTTGTTAGTTATATTAGTTGATGAAATACATGAAGATATAAGATTAACACCTTCTTCTATATATTTATTATTTATTGTATTAATAATTTTAATAACATTACTCATTTCATTGCCTTTGTTATTTACACATCTAGCAAAACATAATAAGAATGATGTTTTGTCAGGAGAAGGTCCTTTTTATTTAAATGAAAAGAAAACTTTAGGAAAATATCAAAATTTAGATAAAAATATTACTCATAACATTGCTATTCCAAAGTTTAATACTCCTAATAATGATACTAATCTTACTATTGAAAATAATCTATTAGCCAGAAAAATGACAACCTTATTTTCATATTTTAATACAAGTCCATCAAGTAATATATCTAGTGAAAATAGGTCAAACGAAGATACAGTAAGAAATGAATATAAAAACATTAATAATAATGTAGAAGGATATAATTTCAAATTATTTAAAAATGATGTGGTTGGTCTATATAATATAGGAGTAAATTATTTTAATCCTTCAAAAGTTACTAAAACATTTCCATACAAATATACTTATAGTTTAAGTTTTTATATTTATATAAATCCACAACCAACAAATATATCTATTGCTTACACAAAAGACACAGAATTGTTTAATTATGGATTTAAACCAGTTATATATTATAATGGAAAATCTAGAAAAATTATTATAAAATCTAGAACAATAAGTAATAAATCAGACCAATTGGATACCATATATGAAACATCAAATGTAAAACATCAAAAATGGTTATATTTTGTTATTAATTATGAAAATAATATTATAGATGTTTTTATAGATGGTAAACTAGTAGGTTCAAAAAGTAATGTTACACCATATTTTATTGGAGATAATGTAACTATAGGAGAACATAATGGTATATATGGAAGTATTAAAGATGTATTTTACTTTGATAAAATAAAAACTCCCGATTCTATACAATTTTTATATAATTTAGCAAAAAACAAAAATTCCATTTAAAAAAATTAGAAAAATACAATATTAAAAACATTATAAAATATTTTTATA